CTTATCAAAGGTATCACCTAAACATAATATAGTCTTTATCTTAGATGCCTTAAGAAATGGTATGACTATCTCACCATAAAATCTTTTATAGTGATTAATAAAATGTTGATTATCATTCCTCACACCGAAGTGTTGATCAGTGATTAATAGTACTTTCATACTCCTTCAACACTCCTTAAGTTTAATAAAAACTGTGATACACAGTACCTACCTAGACCCTTACCACAATCATTCATCGTGACTTTAGGAACCTCATGATATAAACATGCGGGGAATGCTAACATACGATTGGGTTTAATGTCAACACAGAAATCATATTCTGGGAAGCATAGGTTACCCCCTTCAAAAGCTTTAGGTTCTTTATAGAACCAAGTTAAACATGTAATTGCTCCTGAATCAACGTGTGGTGCATAGTAATCTCCATCTTCATAATAGGAGACTAACATACTATCCTGTACTATTTTAATATTCTTAAAGAACCAGTTATCATGATGTCGTAATAGTTTTAAATCATCTTGAAATACTTTAGTACCAACCCAATACAACTCCATCATATCAGGTATAAAGATACCTTTATTATTCTTTATATAATTACCATCATCACCTGTTGCAGCAGCAGTTTGCTCAGGTGATAACAACTTGGGTTGAAGGTATTCTAAATCCCTCCATATAACCCCTAACTCTTTCTCATCATATAGGTCATCTATTATTACGTATGGAAATCCTGTCGAAGTACCAGACTCAAGATAGTTAACGCTTGGCATTCATTTCGACACGGTTCTTGATCTGATTATAGTCGGAATTGCTATCTCCGTCAACACTAAACACGTGATCGTAGCCTGACTTCTCTAAAATTTTATCCTTTATATCCATCTGTCTCTTCTCTTTAGCAATCCTACGTAGAAAAGCATAGTATACTATCTGTGTAAAATAAGCAAAAGGATTTTTACTCTTTGCTGGATCAAAATTATCTATGTACTGTATACAATTCTCTATACCATCACACACCATATCATCCTTATACATGTAGTTGATGAAATTTGGTCTGTATGATAAGTGTGTTGCTATCTTTAAAAAACAACCGCCAATATAATTATTGACACGAGGTTTTGGAAGTCCCTGCTCTTCAGCAATCTTGACTTTCTCTTTGTACTTTACAATTGCTGCAAGAAAATCTGCATTGTTAACATAATGCTGTTTCTTTTTAGGAGCAGTCTTCATATTATTTCTCCTTTTCTAGGTATATTATACTGGGGCTTGACAAGAATGTCAATCGTCCCTAGAATAACCATGTAAGGGTTCAGGGAAATATTATAAGTTAAATAATTTTTCAAACTTGGCACGAGCTTCGTCAATTTTTCCTAGGTATCCCTTGGCATTATTAATACTAGATCTTTTTCTTTGGAGTCTTTGTTGCTTACTTTCATTATTTTCATCAGCTTCATTAGCAAGATAAGTTTCATACATAAGTACTACTTCTTTACTCATTGCAGCGATTGCAACAACATCTTTTTCACGTACAATAAAAAATTCCTCGTCGGAAAGTTGCATCCATTTATGGAACCCCATTCCACGCATCATTTTACCTTCACCTAATTGTTTCTCTACGACCTGTATCATAACAGGATCATTTAAGAATACTAAAGTTTCATCGTTTTCATCAGTTAGTACTGCCTTTGCAAGGATCTCTTCACCATTAAGAAGCTTGAAAACTCCGTAAAACTCTTCGTCATGTTTTGCGTAGTTAATTGTCATAAGCTTTTATCTTTACGTCTATGATTTCATAATTAAATTTTTCGTCTCGGTAGATTTTTAATCTCTCAAAGAGATGTAGGAGAGTATAGTTCTTTCCATTATCTCTACTAATATCGTCAGCAATATCATATAGAGTTGCGTTTACTTTGTCTCTGCCTCTTCTAAGGACTCTGCCGATGGACTGGAGATTTCTAACTCTGGACTTGGAGGGACTGGCGAAGACGACGTTGTGCAACCGTTTAATGTTAATCCCAGTACTGAAAGTGCCATAACTGGCAACAATAATTTGATCATCTTCATTTTCAACTAAACTCCTAATTTGTTCTCGATCATCGACATCCACTCCACCATAAACAAGATGCACTGGTTTGTCAGTATGACTATTTATAAGCTCGTAAAGAGGTAGACCGTGCCTTTCTACATAGTTGAAGAGGACTAAGGTATTACCTTTTAGATCACATACTAAATTACGTATGAATTTATTTCTTTGTTCATGTTCGATAAGATAATCCATCTCATCTTGATATCCTTCAAAGATTTGTTCATCATGCTTAAGTACAATAACTTTAACCTTAAGTTGAGCAAGATGTCCTTGCTTCATTAACTCATTAGTCCTAGTCACTTGAGAGCATCTACCAAAGACACCCTCAAGTACAAGTTGATTGACATTAGCACCGTCTAATGTTCCAGTAAAACCAATACGGTATTTACATCCATGCAACTTAGACATAAGTTTGGTCAAAGATTTGGCTTTGAAAAGGTGCGCCTCGTCACCTATAACAACGTCAAACCTCTCAAACCACTTACGCGGTTCGTTGTAGATAGATTGCCAAGTGGAAATTATTACATCATGATCCGTGTATTTTTCCTGCCCACCATATATTTTGTGGCAGTGTTTGGATGCCATCCATCCATATTCTTCAAAGTCTTTATACATTTGCTCGACAAGAGAAGTCGTAGGCACTACTATTAAGACATTCCTTTTAACATTTACATGAAAACGTACCAATGAATATATCATCAAGGATTTCCCGCTGGCAGTTGGCGACAATAGGAGTCGTCTGTTGTATCGTAGGGACTCGTATATTGCTCGGTATTGGTAATCGCGCACCTGTACAGGAAGACCCAATGCCTTCACAAATCCAACAACAGACTCTGGAGTTATTAGATGATTGGTCTCTTGAGGGTGACCAAAGTACTCTGATTCCTGAAACTGATAAGTATAACCCTTTTGTTTCGCCCACTCAGTAAGATAAGAAATTAACCCTACGTAGATTTCTCCAGTAGCAGGTGAATATAATCTAACCTTACCATCCCAACCTTTATATCTTTTTTTCTTCTGCATGTATTTTGCAGACTCTACTTCAAAGGTGAAAAATTCTGCTGCCTCTTTATGGAGGTGAGGTTCAGCATCAACCTTTAAGTATACTTCATTCTTCTTACGTATAAGGAGGTCCATAAAACCAAGCTACCAGCGATTTTCTCATTCCAGATGTAACAGGGTTAACCCTATGCCATTGATCACCTTGGAAAAATATAGCAGATCCTTTTGGTAATGGGACGGTAATATACCGAGGATCTGTACCTGGTTTATATATCTCCAAATCAAAGTCCCCACCTTCATAGTCATCATTCAATCCTAATGACATACTAATCTTTCTAACTAGTCCTTTGTTAGATTTTTGATGTTGATCTACGTGCCAATTATAATAATCGCTTTCTGAATATGCACCAAATTGTACTGGTTCAATACCAGTTATATTCAGATTCCATCCAGATTGAGAATTGATTTGCTTACACATTCCCAATAGCATTGAATACATCTTAGCATCTTTAATCCATGCTACTTGAGATTGTCTTGATTTATTTTTTGAATTATCTAACTCCCCTTGATTCCATTTAAAATTAGTTGCAGCAATAGCATTATTAACTATTGCCATTGATTGCTTTGAAAAATTTACTACCTTATGGGTTTCACCGTACTTCATTACATACCACTCTGAAAACGCTCCCACTCAATAGCATTTTTAATTTGAAAATTACGACTGTTTATTTGTCGTAAAACACCATCAAGAAAGAAGATCACTTGTTCTATATAGTCGATCTTCAGTTGAAGTTTTCTAATGTCATCATCTGCCTTGATGAACATTTTAATTTCATCAGTAGTTGTTAATTTTAAATCGAAAGGTAAATCTTTATATACTGAAGAAGGTGCTTTACCTTTATAATATATCCACTTCTCTTTCCAAAGACCATTCATCTCAGACTCTTTGTCCTTTTTCATTAACGCAAAAGTATTATACAACTCCATATATCTCATATGAAGTTGAGGAATTCTTATAGATTCCTTATCATATTCACTTTCTTTAATTTCAGAATCAGCTTTCCACTTTTCCTGTATTTGTTCCAGATTCATAACTATCTTGTTTCTTAAAGAACTCACTCAAACTGGATTGGCAGTCAGGAGGTTCGGGATCTTTAATCCCCTTCATTTTTTTCCAGTCTCCTCTCATTGCTCCGAGGAGCCAACTTTGGGACAGTGAATGAGGTCCGTCCTTCAAAAGACTTATTTGTAATTTGGATAGACCAGCCTTCATCTCCAAATACTCCTGTCTCCAGGACGTGTCGTCTATTTGTTCTGTCATTATCTTCCCATTCTTGTACGATTTTATTGGATTGAAAATCAACCTCTCGCATAGTATTCTGTATTTTAGCATCGATCCAGATTTTTTTCAACCATTCGATCATGCCTTGTGCCAGAATATTTATTGGCATAGGTTGTTTCTTTGCCCATCTTTCGAGCTTCAGATACCAAGTATCCTCTCCACCCCACTGATGTTCAAACTCAATTTTCATACACTTATAACCCTTTGAACTTCTGGAAATCTCTCTTGTACAAGTTTCTCGATTCCCATCGTCATTGTCTGAGCACTCATAGAGCATCCAGCACAAGCACCTAACATTCGGACCATAACAATTGGTCCTTCCTTGAGGTAGTCTATTGCAACATACTCTAAGTACCCTCCATCTGCCTCAATGTAAGGGCGGATCTCATCAAGTACATTATTCACATTTAAATCATTCAATTCCATCACCTTCTCTTCTGACTATTTCTATCACGTATTTCGTATAACATATAATCAAATGATGCAGTCGCTGTAAAGAATTCATTATCACTCTGAGTTACATCAAACTGAATTGTAGATAAACTAGTTGGAAATAAATTTTTAAATACTACATCAAAATTAACTATATTATTATTGTTCAATACTTGTAGTGTAGCATCAGACACCCTAGCATCTTCACTAGGTAGTCCTTGATACTTGGTATTCCATGCAGTTCTCTCTGCCATTGATTGTGGAGTACCTAATGCTCTTATCCAATTGTGAAGTTCCATATAATTACGTAGATCTTCATCAACAAGAAACTCAACTTCTAAATTACCATATTGTATATTTCCTTCTACTGGAATAGGAACCATACCTCTAGTGGGAAGTTCAACTACACCCAAAGTAATATCAGGAATAGATGCTCTCTGACATAAAAACGAAACCTTCCTTGCCTTATCCAAATTGAATACAAATCCAATAGGAGAAAGGTAGTTCTTATTAGTTAATTGATCCTGATACCAGTTTGCCATGTTATGCGTTAATATTTTCTAACCATGATGTAGCAATGTACTTTTCTCCTGAGAGTGGTGGATTACCTCTATGAGTATGAGTAAATCCTCCTGGCCAAAGTAATACTTGTCCTCTCTTGGGTTGGAACCGTTTTGATTGATATAGAAATTCAGTTTCTCCACCATCAGTAACAGTGTTTAGGTACATCATCGTTGCAAGTAAGCGACGATTACATCCTGCACTACCATCTTCTGAATGCCAAGAGTGATACCCCTCTTGTGGTAGAGTTCTCTGTACATTTAAGTATACCTGTTGGTAACGAAAATGAATCATTTGTTCAAACTTATTGACATAATCTTCTAAGCATGCACCAATAACTTGATTATACTGCTGCATATAAAGGTATCCGCAGTTACGATCCAGTATGAAATCTTCAGTAGCTAGACAGGTATCTTTTCTGGTATGAGGTTTTCTCTCCTTACCAAAGATGCCTCTCCTTTTAAACGTAGCACCTACGTTATCTTGATACTTCCAATATTCAATTAATGGATCACAGTCATATTCGGTATCATAGATACCAATAAAACCATCATACTCAACATTAGTAATCATAGTAAAGTCATAATTTTAACTATTTAGTCACTCTACCAATGACCCCATCCATCTCAATATCAGGTGGA